GGTGATGTTTCTCTTTATTATGATGGTGGAGTTAAGTTTCAGACAAAAACTGGCGGTGCAAAAGTTGTTGGGAATTTAGAGTTTAATTCTGGCAACGGCATCGACTTCTCTGCCACCGCTGGCACTGGCACAAGTGAGCTTTTATCGGATTACGAAGAGGGATTATGGACCCCTGTTATTATTGGCGGTACTACGGCTGGAACTGGAACCTACAGCCAACAGGATGGCGTATATACTAAAGTAGGAAACTTAGTAACTGTGTCTTGTTATCTTGCATTTACCGCACACACAGGTACAGGTCACATGAAAGTAAGTGGGCTTCCATTTGCTGGCGTTGGCTCATCTGTAGATTTTCAAGCCGGAGCAACACAAGCACAATATATTAACGCTGGAACAAGTGCGACACAATTAGCTGCAAGCGTTGTCACAACCGCCTCTAACATATCATTGTATGGCTTTGTTAATAATGCTGCGAAAGTTGCAACACAAGTTAATGCCAGTGGTTCTGGCAGTCAGCTTGCTATTACTTTAACCTATCGCACGAGCTAAGGAGGCCAATATGGCTTTGACAAAAGCACACAACAGAATGATTTCTGGAGCTTTTAGTAATGTAAAGGACTTTGGTGCGGTTGGGGATGGCGTTGCGGACGATACCGTTGCGATCCAAGCTGCTCACGATGCGGGTATCAGTGTATTTTATCCAGCAGGAACATATCTTTTAAGTGATCGAATTACTCTTAGTTCAGATGCAAGTGTGTTTCTGTCATCTGATGTTACTGTAAGACAAGGCGCAGATGACAAAGCTATTTTCTATGCGCTTTCAAAGTCCAATATTTTTATTGATGGTGGTGGGGCAACCCTTCAAGGCTACGGCAATTACAGTAATGCTTGGACAGGTAATTCTGGGCATGAGGATCGTGCATTAAATTTTACAAGCTGTACAAATATCTCTGTGTCTAACCTTAGAATTATTAATGCAGCAAATGCTGGTTTGTATATTGAACACACAACAAGTTTTAGGGGTGATAATCTTCGCATCGAGGGAACTCACACCCACGGCGCTCCGATTGTTGCCAATGATAATTTCCAAAACGGCATTTACATTAAACACAGGGCAGTGACAGGCGATTGCACTGACATTCAGATTTCTAACTTTGATATCTCAGGAACTACACAAGGTATTCTTATTGAAACCTATGATGGGTATGTTGGTACTGAGCAAGACATCCGCTTATCTGGGGTAATTCACGACATTCCGGGTCAACACGGAATGTATTTGCAATCTGGCAATGTAATTGCAAATGTAAATGTTTCTGACTGTGCTTTGAATGGCGCAAAAATTCAGGTTGGTGGAATACGACTTATTGAGAACTTTGACATTACTGTGGTTGCAACTAGTTGTGGTGACGCTGCATTGTCTGTCCAAAATGCTGGAACTGTAGGCACTGCTAGAATTAACAATGTTGCAGCAAGCATTGTCTCTAACGATTGTCAGCGTGGACTTAGTATTAACAATGATCTGGTTGGCGGTAAGTTTAAGATTATTGACAGAGACTCAACACAACACAGCTTGATTATTCAAGGTACTGGTAACGCAGATTTAGATATTGATGTGTTTTCGATTAACGCTGGTAGAAGCGCAGTATATGTTACTTCAAGCGATTTAACTAACTGTACAATTAGACCAAAGGTGCGTGAGGCAAATACATCTGTTGGTTCTTACTATGGTATCCACATTGAGAATTGTGCTGACTGTATCTTAATTGATCCAGAGGCAACAGACACTGGAACAAATCAAGTGTATGGATTGTTTGTTGCTGCTGGTGATGTATATGTTCGAGGTAGTGCAATCTTTACTGGTGCTTCTAGCTATAGTGCTAGAGCCAATGTTCTTTTAAAAGATTGGCCCTCTTATGTTGATGTTGGCGGCACAACAACAGTTAAATTATTAAACAGATCAAACTTTGGATACACAGAAGCTGGTCGAAACATTGGAACTGCACAAAGCACAACGACAAGCAATGTAATTTTATGGGATTTAGAACTTGCTGATGAAAGTGCAGTAACTGTTCACGCTGTTATTACTGCAAAACTTGCAAACACAGATCAAATGAGATCATCTGTTTCTGCAATATCAGCGTATAGAAATGGTGCTGGTGCAGCATTAAATGGTGCGGCAGTTTCTATTGCGAATGTTACTACTGGTGGCAGCACTGCTGCTTTTTCTTGGACAGTTAGTGGTAACATTTTAAGACTTCAATGCAACTCAGGGGCAACAGCTACATATGATTGGAAGGTTGCTTGTGAGGTCGTAAGAGTAGAGTAATGCGCCTTGAGCGTGGACAGTCCAGCCAAAGGAGATAAAAATGGCACTGACTAAAACAACTATCAATGACAAGATCGAAGTTATTAATCTGGGCGATTGGTCAATGGTGCAAGTACGCACTGCGACTATCATTGCAGAGGATGGCACAGAAATCAGCAAGACCTTTCATCGCCACACACTAGCACCTGACGCTGATCTATCAGCCGAGGATGCTGATGTTGCGGCTATCGCTGGACAGGTATTCACTGACGCAGTTAAGGCTGCTTACGCAGCACGCCCAACGGAGTAACTTAAATGGATAAGCGTACCATTGCATCAGCTCATACACGGATAGATGGCCTGGACACTAGGGTTATTAAAGTTGAGGTACAGCTAGAGGAGCGTTGGAAAGAAACAATCCTTAGGATCAAACGGATTGAAAGTATCCTGATTGGTGCAGCTGGTACGATTATCGTGATGTTAGCCACTATGATATGGAAAATCTAATCCATGTCTTTTTGCTGATGGTATATTTGGGAACTGGTAATGAGCGAAAGCTGGTCTCTGAAGATATGTATTTCAGGAGTGTAACAGACTGTAATTTTTATGCGGCAGAAATAGCTAAAAGATTCGGGAGCTATACATACAGAGATTATTTAGACCCCAGAGACAGAGTAACGGCATACTGTATTCCTAAATTGATTAAGGACTCAAAGAGGGTGTACTGATGGACCCTGTTAGCGCAATGGCCACAGCTTCAGCTGCTTTCGGAGTTTTGAAAAAAGGCTTTGCCATTGGTCGCGACATTGAATCCATGGCATCAGACTTATCAAGATGGATGGGTGCACTCTCTGACATTGACCAGGCAGAGAGAGAAGCTAAAAATCCCCCTATATTTAAGAAACTTTTTGCTGGCAAGTCTGTTGAACAGGAAGCCATTGAAGCGTTTGCCGCCAAGCGCAAAGCTCAACAACAGCGAGAAGAATTAAAGCAATGGATTCAGCTGACCATGGGTCAAACTGCTTGGGATGATTTGATCCGCATGGAAGGCAATATCCGCAAACAGAGACAAGAGACGCTTTATCTACAGCGTGAGCGTAGGCAAAAATTTATAGAAGTTGTTGTCATTATCTTAAGTGTATCTACATTGGCTGTATTGTTTGTTGGTGGTATTTGGTTGGCGGTGAAACATGGGCGATGAAAAAGAACAAGCAGAACTGCGTAAGTTAAAGGCGCAACGGCGCATGGCTACAGCTACACTGATGGCCATGGGTGCATTTACTGTTGCTATGTTCCTGGTGGATATTGAACGGGTAAATGCTTTGGGTGATATCAGCAATTTGTTTTATTTGTCTGGCGCCGGTATTGTTGGTGCATATATGGGAACCTCAGTATGGATGAGCAAAAAATAATTTATCTTAAATTCAGGATTGCTCAAACACGCAGACGCATAGAGGAGATGTCACATGATGAGTTTATTAGGCAGCTTACTTGGTTTCGGAACGAGCTTCCTGCCGGAAGTTCTAAACTTTTTCAAGGCCGGCCAAGAACACAAGCAGAAGTTGGAAACCATGCGGATGGAAGCGGAGCTGATGGAGAAACGATCAGCTCTGAAACTACAGGAGCTTGATAAGCAAGCAGACATTGCCGAAAGCAAGGGGATATATGACCATGATCGAAGCATTGACGCTGGTGGATTTGTCAACGCTCTGCGCGGCAGCGTGCGCCCTGTTATTACTTATGCCTTCTTCTTGATGTTTGTTGCCACCGAAGCGGTAATCATTGTGAAGGTTTTAGAAACTGGTGGTGATTGGAAAGATGCTGTAGAGTTAATGTGGACACCAGAAACACAAGGCTTATTTGCGGCTATCATGTCATTCTGGTTTGGTAATCGTGCTGTTAGCAAATATATGAAGGTGAAATGATGAAGCGTCCTGGATTGTGGGCTAATATCCACGCAAAGCGTAAACGGATAGCAGCCGGAAGCGGAGAGAAGATGCGGAAACCTGGGGAAGCCGGCGCACCTACCGCAAAAGCTCTAAAGGAAAGCGCCAAGAAAAAGATAAGGAAAGCATAATGCCATACGGTAAAGGAACATACGGCTCCAAGGTTGGGCGCCCATCGAAAGCAGATAAGGCAGACCCGAATCTGAAAAAGATGGCCATGATGCGAATGAAAAAAGCCAAAGGTAAAAATGCGAAGTAACTTCGAGCAATGCCTGGAATGGTTGCTGAAGCATGAAGGCGGCTTTGTCGATCATCCTGATGATCCAGGTGGCATGACAAACAAGGGTATAACAGCGGCTACATATGGGCGCTGGCTCAATGAAGTGATGGATGTTGATACAGAAATCACAGAAGAACTGATGCGTAATATTCCTGATAACCATGTCGAGGCAATCTATCGTGAGGAATACTGGAACCGCGTTGCTGGTGATAAACTGCCTCCTGGTCTTGATTGGTCTATATTTGATTGGGCTGTCAATTCTGGAACTGGCCGAGCTGCGAGAGCCTTACAGCGCGAGATAGGCGTGGCAGCTGATGGCGGCATTGGCCCTATTACGCTTGCAGCTGTTGCAAAAAAAGACACCCTCGAATTGATCGAGGGCATCTATCAAAAACGCCAAGCCTTTTATGAGAAGTTAAGTACCTTCGAGACTTTTGGTGCTGGTTGGACTCGCCGCAACGAGGAAACCAAAGAGCAAGCTATCAGTCTAATATAGTCATTCCATTCTTTAGACCTTTAGCCCGTTTGATCCAGCCACGGCGCTCAATGGCCATGAGATGCTTTGCGACAGTGGGCATCGACACATTGAACTTTGCAGCTATATCTTTGTGCATTGGCATTGTGCCGGCCTCATCAAAGTATTGCTTGATGTAATCAAATACCTGTTTCTGTTTTTCCGTCAGATTAAACTTTTCCATTATCTTGATGCTCCTAACTTAGCCAGGTGTTTCTTGTATGCGTCTGTTACAATCACCATTCCAGATTCATCCAGCTGATCGAGGATTGCCTGGTTGTTCTGGCGCAGCTGCTTGAGCATTGTCATTCTTTCGCGTGGTGGCAGCTCTTTGCCTGATGCGGTTCTTTCCGCTTGGCTATAAGTTGTCATCATCTTCAAGAACGCATTACCGAAATCATCTATGCTGTTGCATGGATCGCCAACATTATTACCTGTTGCTGATACCATCTGATAACTAACAGCTGGTTCTTCGGCCATAGGAGGCTCGTCAGTTGGTTCTATGATCTCTGGGGTATCTTCTACCACAATTTCCGCTTCCGGCTGTTCTGGGGCTTCCTGTGGCGCCTCGATTGCATCCAATGGATTGGCCGGCGGTGTTATGTTTACCGGCTCTGTTGGATAGTCCTGGGCTTCTTCTACCGTGACCACACCCTTGAGCGCATCGGGGAAAGCATCACGCAGCGCAAAGCCTCGCGCCCTCATGGTCAGCATCCGATCAGGATATTGTGACCACGGGCCTTGTTTGCCCCATAGCCGCGCCCGTTTTGCATCTTCAACCGAGAAACTCTTTGTTGTTTCCTCGATTTCTTCCTGATACCGGCGCTTTACTTTGCAGTAGGCGGTGCGCTTGTCGCCTTCGCCCTCAACCCATTCAGATACGCCAGCGCAGCGCGGGTCATTCTTGACCAGGGCAAGCGCTGCATCTCCGTAGACGCTGGGCTTGCCATTGATAACTGCAATGTTCTGTAGCGCTTGCAGTGGTTGCAGCCCCAGCTCATAGCCCCATTGCACGGCCACAAGAACATCCTGTGGCTTGCCTTTGTAGTTGGTTGGAACCATGCCAGAGCTGGCTACCATCTTGGAAAATTCCATGGCTTCGCCCATGGTTTGCGGTGCGAGTGTTGGTAACTTGTTCATTTGACCCTCTTTACTGTTACGGTTTTCTGCCGTGCCTCTGATTCTGGAACGGCTGGTTTCAATTCATGGTTACAAGACGGGCAGCACTCAGCTGGCTTTGCCTTGGTCTTACGGAACGGCCATGCCACATTGTAGACAAGGCCAGTACGATCATCGACAACGGTGGCCTTTGTATGATTGCCCATAGCTTTCATCAAATGCTGGCCATGTATGTCTTTCATGTCCTGGTTAATCTTGATCGCTTCATTGGCATCATCAATGGATAACACCGAATCAATCAGATCAGGATCAAGCTCAATAGGTTCTTCAGCCGGCTCAGTGTAATACTGCGCCATTTCTTCTGTGGTCTTTGGCTCTGGGTAAGTACCATCTGCCATATGCTGTTCAAACTCAACAACAGCTTCGCTGATCTTTTTGATCGTTGCATTGTGGCGTTCAAAGATATGCGCTGTTAACACTCTGCCCAGGTGACAGGTAAACAGGATGCCATATTTTGCATCATGGCACATCATGCCAACTTGCAGCTGAATCGGTCCACGGTACAATGGTGGATCATCTGGTTTCTGATTCAGCGTTGTGAACTTAGCCTCGATAATCACCAGGCCATCCAGCGTTATCTCTCCGTCAGGATTCATGACGGTGATATTCAACTGCTCATTACTGTAGATTTGTTTTGGCTGTTCCATGTGAAACAATCCATCATCAGAATAATACAGTTCCATCTCAGGATGCTTCTTCGCTGCTGGTTGTCCGTCCTCGGTGTAGTTTGTCACCTGGTCAGGATCGAAACCAAGCAGCTGCAAGCCTCGCCGGATTATGACAGGCTCGACTGCCGTACCAATGTCTGCCGGCAAGCTGTCAAGAGGTTCAGCCTCTATGCCTTTATTGGCATTTCGTGCTTTTTCCAGAACATCATAAGCGCTCTGATATTTGTTATAACCAAGCCAAGCAGGAATAACGCTGCCCGAAAGATGGTTATCTGGTGATAGTTTAGCCATTCAAAAAGTTCCTTCCTGATTCAGTAATGATCCACACAATTTCGCGGCGCTTGCGGCTGTTCATAACCCGTCTGCCGCTATCCTCGACCAGCCCCATACGAGCCAGCTCTGTAATCCTGGGCTTGACGCTGTAAAGCCATTCATCCAGAATATTTGTTATTACCTCCCCCGTTGCGCCTGCTTCTCCCTCATCGCGCAACGCACTTAGCACCTTGAGTCTCAGCCCCGTGACTCTTGGTGCTATCTTTTCTGCCGCTTCGCGTTCCGTGTCTGGTGCATTGCGGTGGTGCATCTTGTTAATTTCAACATCAAACAAATCGTTCATATCAATTCCCCAGCCAATAAATGAAAGCCCACCAGGTATAGCTCTTGCTATCCTCAAATCCGAACAGCCAGAGCCAATCAATCCAACCAAGTACGAATATCAGCAACGCAATCGCGCCGATCAAATCATCCTTTTTCATTAGCTTTCCTTTCGAGTTTGTCAGCTAAAATGCCCAGGTTTAGGGCTATGGTTAGCAGCTCTTTGTTATCGTGCTGCATGGCCATGACCATAAGCTCCTGGGCTTTCTTGTATATTTCCCGATAAAGGGTCATCTAGTGTCCCCACCCCGCAGCTGTTTCGTGTTTTGGTTGACCATCCCAAGGATAGGCATAGGCGTAGCTGGCGATCTTGAAGCCGGTGGTGCTGATCTTCCGCTTGATTGTGTCACCCCACTTGACCATGGGATTGGCTTCTGGAATCACCAGATCAACGCCGGTCATGGTGTCAACACAGTTCTTACCGATCTTAACAACCTCAACCGTGGCAGCTGTCCGATCTACAACCTGATAGAAGTCAATGTTGGTCTGGTCATAGCCCCAGCTGGTGTAGAAGATATCTCCAACCTTGATCTTGTTCCGCATTTTGGCCAGCCGGTCAGCGTCCTGTTGCTTGGCCTGGGCTTTGTGATCTTCGGCTGCTTGCTGCCCTTTGAAATACTCAGCAATGTAAGCCTGGGCTTTTTCCAGAGTCGTGAACCGATAGTGGAAGTCAGGCTTCTGCCGCTTGCCGGCAAACCCCATGACCACATGGTAATCGTTCTTGCCGATCATGTAACAAACGGCGGTGCTTTTCTTGTCAGCAATCCTAACGCCGCCCTTGGGAATATAAAACTCCCGTGTTGGTTTGAATCTAGCCATTATTTAACCTCCGCTTCTGCCCAGGTCTTGCCCTTGGCGATTGCACACAAGCTGTAAATCTTGCCCTCTACAGGTTTATCCTCAGCCTCGGCAACATGCAGTTCGATGTCTGTCTGCCGGTTGCCGGTCTCTTGACGAGCGCCTGGTAAATCGAAAAGATCGTTCATTATTTTACCTCCTGGATTTGCATTGTTTGGCTTTCCCATGTCGCTGCTTTCTGCATTGCCCGTTTAGCAGCGGCCATGGTCTTGTAAAGAAAATCAGCTGGTGTCTGGTCAGGCAACGGATCAAAAAACCAGCAAGCGCTCTTGCCATGCCAGACCATAGCCATGTCACTCTTGGGATCAAAAGTAGTAATCTTGAACATTGTTTAGCCTCCTGTTACCCATCAGTCACCCTATACATAGCAACCGATATCGGTTAAGTCAATAGGGATATCGCAATTTTATTAACTTTTTTTTGTGAGGGTATGAATGGCTAAAAAACGGCAGAAATCCGAGGATTTGGTCGGGTTTTACTTACGGGTTCCGGCAGTGTTGAAGAAAAAAATTGATGATCTGGCAGAAAAAAAATCATGCAGCCAGGCGCAAGTGGTTGTCGAGATCATCGAACAGGGCATAGACGAGCCAGCAGCGCCAGCGCCGGCAGCTGTCGATGCCTGGTTGTCTCGGCAATGACGGATCAGCTACACATTGTTGTACCAGGCCAGCCGGTAGGAAAAGGGCGCCCAAGGTTCGCCAGGGGCAGAACATACACGCCGACAAGAACGAAGGTTTATGAGCAGCTGATCGGCATCACAGCGCAGCGCGAGATCGAAACGGTTGGGTGGGTCAAGACATCGGCGCCGGTCAAGATGAACATCCTGGCGCAGTTTGAGATACCGAAGTCCTGGACAAAGAAAAAGCAACAAGCAGCGCTCCGTGGTGAGATCACACCAGGCCGGCCAGACATTGACAATGTGGCCAAGGCAGCATTGGATGCTTTGAACGGCATTGCATACGATGATGATGACCAGGTTTATCAGCTGACGGTCAAGAAGGTTTACGGCCAGCCATTGCTTGTTGTGACAATCGAGCTGGGCTAATGGACGAATACGAGGAACACGCTGAGATGGTGATACGCGATTGCTTTCAGGAAGGCTGGGGAGTCTTTCGCATCGCGTCTGAACTAATCGGCCAGGAAGGGAAACAAACATGGACAATTGGGGAGCTGATCGCAGCCCTGGCGGGAGTATACAGGGATGAAGATCGAAACAATAAGAAACAAAGACCTAAGACAGTACAGCATACTACCAATAAGAGCCGTACAAGACCCAGAGATAAACAGAACCGCAGCGCTTGCAGTGTTAGCCGTGATATGCAGCTACACCGATGAGCTGGGCCGAACATTCGTAAGCCAGGCTAGAATAGCGAAAGACCTGGGCATCAGCCGGCCAGCGGTGAACAGACAGGTAAAGCGCTTGTTCGATACCGGATACCTGGTTTATGCCAAGAAGCAGTACAAAGATCAAAAGACCAATACCATCAAAGTTATCTATGACAAGACAATCAAGACGGAATCAGCTGCCCGTTCTAACCTGACAGCAAGAGAACAAATGGAGCTGGCCGAGGCAGAAGCAGGATTAACAGGTGTAACACCAGAAGTTACAGGTGCAAGAGGATCAGGTGTAACATCTGAGGTTACAGGCAGGTGTAACACTAGGGTTAACTTACCTGTAACATCTAAGGTTACACAGAACGAGACACTAACGAGTAATAATAACGATATAAAGGGAAATGCTAGAAAGTTGTGTGTTTTGTTTTTGCGATATGCTGAAAGTTTTGGAACTCCAAGGAACTATCAGGAACGGGATGAACTGGTCGCTGAATCATGGATCAGGCAAGGACTGGATGCTGACACTTGGTCGGAGATACTGCAAAACCATCTGGACTATTGCAAAGAGCAGCGTAGGGACTTTGCTAGGGGCATAGGATACTTCCAGAAGCCTGTAGAACGGGCGCTGAGTGGCTCTAAAGACAAAAGAGTAGATAACCTACTCAAAAAGACTACAGCCTCTCTACGGCAATTCTAGGGCGATTTATGACATGGACAGGATCGAGACAATGACCAGTATCAGCTGCACAACAAATAGGCACATCAACCAAATATCAGTTAACTTTTATCCACAGGTTCGACAAGCTATTGAAAACAAACGATACTGTTGCTCCATAATGGACATTATGCGACAAAACACGCAATGTTAACCGGATTGTGGTTAACAAGATTCGCGCATGACCACCCCTTTGCCCCCCACCCCTCGGCGTTGTGTGTGGGGGTACCAAAAAACTATTTTCCCATTTTTCATAAATAGGTTACGATATCGGATAAACAGGAAGGATAGACCGATGAAAAAGTACAATATCATGCAAGCTAAAGAGATACCTGGTCGTGAGAAGCCGGTATGGTTACGGATTGGCAAGGCTTTTGAGAAGGATGATGGCAAGTTGCGTTTGAAGATGGATGTATTACCATTGCCGAATAAAGAGGGTGATGTATGGTTAAATTTGTTTGAGGACGATGGAGGCCGTAAAGATGAGGGTTTCGAGCCGAGTGGATTTGACACGCCAAGCGGTGACACGCAGCCGGCGTCAGGGTTCGATGACGATATCCGATTTTAGGCAAGTATATGCTCGTCATATAGACTGTGATTTTTGTGGTGCTATGACCAGGGGCAGGGTATGGGATTCTGCTCCTGGTGTTGTGAAGTGTGGCGCTTGTGGTGGGGAATTGAGTTATGTCGATGAAACAGTGTCCTGATTGTGGTGGCTTGGGTCAGACTGAATATGAACGGCCTGTTATTGATTGGGTAAATGGTGGATATTTAGAGGGGTATATGGGGGTTTGTGATCGTTGTGATGGTTATGGGGAGGTAGAAGATGATGATGAGGAGTGATAAATCCCCAACATATGCTGAATTGCGTGAAGCGTTGCGGTTGCTTGAGGTTCCGTTAGCTGCTCCTATAAAAAATCCGAATGGAAAGTTTTATCGTGAGCGTGCGGAGCGCGATAAGGCAATTAAAGCCAGGTTAAAAGCTAAATTTACCAGGGGCAAGTATGACGGATAATCTTTTAAAAACGGTAGTCCGAAGGGCTACGCTTGATGATTTGAAATATATCGAGCATTTATCAAAGCAAGAAAATCATGCGTTGGGATTTATCCCAAAAACTGCATATGAAGCGGCTATTACTGGAATTAAAACTGGTAAAAGATGGTCTGATGTTTGCAATGATAAGATTTGGATATGTGAGGAAAATAACGATCCTGTTGGATTTTTGTTAATGTCTTTTGGTGGATGGTCAAAAGTTAATCAGATAGCTATACAAGAAGATGCTAGGTTAATTGAGCGAGGCAAAGCATTGCTTCAAGCTGGGATAGATCATGGAAAAATTATAGGGCGCGATGATTTTGTTTGTGGTTGTGCTGATGATTTACCTTCAAATCAATTTTGGCAATCTATGGGTTGGACACAAATAGGCAAAAGACGAGGAATTTCACATAAAAATACATGGAAAGAAACATCAGGTAGACAAGTAAATATTTATCATCGTCAATTCAACAGTCTTTTCCAGGTAGAAACATGACGGATAAACGGCCACCATTGGGGCGTTTTGGCGGTGTGCGTATGGTGCAGCGCCGGATTGGGCGCTCTGAAACGCTTTACCAGCATAAAGAGGCTGTTGCTGCCGAGCTGATTGCGCTTGGCACGGCCAACATAACGGATATTGTTAATCTGGATGGCTCGATAAAAGAGTTCGATCAAATACCAGATTATGCTTTGAAGGCCATTAAAAAGATATCAGTGCGTGGTGATGATGTCACTATTGAGATGCACGACAAAGTTTCGGTCTTACGGGTGCTGGCCAAGGCATCTGGTATGCTGGATGCGGAACAGAACGAAGATAAGCCGAGTATCGTGGGCATTAACATCAAAGGGCCGGATGAGCCTATGACAACGACATATGAGGAAAAAGATGTCACAGAATGATATCCCCTCGCTTAATCTGGATTTCAGTAACAGTCCGACAGTCTACAGGTTTTTGAACGATGACAGTTTTGTTAGAGGACTTATGGGGCCGGTCGGATCAGGAAAAAGCTATGGTTGTGCTGCGGAGATTATGCTCCGAGCTGTTAGACAGAAACCATCCCCCAGAGATGGTATCAGATACAGCCGTTTTGTGGTTGTTAGAAATACATACCCAGAGCTTAGAACCACCACTATCAAAACTTGGCAGGAGCTATTTCCAGAGGCCACATGGGGAGGCATGAGATGGCAACCACCAATCTCGCACCATTTGAAACTGCCTAGCCGTGGTGATGCTGCCGGCATTGACTGTGAAGTTATCTTCATGGCGCTGTCCAGCCCCCAGGATGTTAGAAAGCTGCTATCACTGGAATTGACCGGCGCCTGGGTGAATGAGGCCAGAGAGCTGCCGAAGGCTGTTATTGATGGTCTGACGCACCGTGTAGGCCGTTATCCGACAAAAGCAGACGGTGGGCCGACATGGTACGGCATCTGGATGGATACCAACCCGCCGGATAACGATCACTGGTGGCATGATCTATCGGAGAAGAACCCAATCAAGGGCGCCTATCCGTGGACATTCTTCCGGCAACCAGGCGGCGTTCTTATGGCTGGGCTGGATGAAGTACCGGAACATCATCCTGAGAGCCAGGGATTTATCCACAGCGGTGGAAAATGGTGGCAAGTTAATCCACAGGCAGAGAACAGAAACAACCTACCGCCTGGATATTATCAACAGCTGCTCGGTGGAAAAAATGCGGATTGGATACGCTGCTATGCCGAGGGTAAGTTTACATTTGTCCAGGAAGGCAGACCAGTATGGCCAGAATATGATGATGAGCTGATGTCAGCTGATGTTGAGCTTGATCCTTACTATCCTGTTCAAATCGGCATTGACTTTGGTTTGACGCCGGCAGCGATCTTTGGCCAGCGATCCGCTGGTGGTGCATGGCGGATTGTTGATGAGCTAGTGACTTTTGACATGGGGCTAGAGCGTTTTGGCCAGGAATTGCTGGCTAGGATATCGGAACGATACAATAAACATGAAATTTTGATATGGGGCGATCCGGCTGGTAACAAACGCGATGAAATCTATGAGGTCACGGCATTTGACCATCTGCGGAGTCTGGGCTTCAAAGCACAACCAACAGATAGCAATGCTTTCCAGGTGCGCCGTGAGGCTGGCGCATCGCCTATGTCCAGGTTGATTAGCGGTAAACCAGGACTAATGGTAGACAAAAGATGCTTGCGATTGCGTAAAAGTCTATCTGGCGGCTATTTTTTCAAGCGGCAAAGCCTGGGCGCCGGCCAAGAACGGTTCAAAGATACGCCAGTAAAGAACGAACATTCGCACTGTGGTGACGCATTTGGCTATTTGATGCTTGGCGGTGGCGAGCAGCGCAGATTGCGGCGCGGCAGCTACACATCTGCCGGCACTACACACATGGCTAATACAGATTTCGAGATAATGTGATGCTGGAATTAGCTACTGTAACCATGAGGACGGATGCCCAGATCGTTCCATATCACCCAAATCATTATCGTAGCATTGAATTAAAAGGCTATGAGCTGGATTATATCAAGACAATCCCGAACTATGAGCAGTATATCAACGAAAATGCCACGCCAGGATTAACTTGGACTGTGATTATCAAAGGCAGAGTCGTTGCAATCTTTGGCTTGCGGTTCCAATGGGATCGAGTTGCAGAGCTTTGGATGCTGCCTGGTGTCGGCATCGAGAATGATCCGATATCTGTAACCAGAGGAGCGCGAAAGATTCTGGACAATGTGATACAGGAATACGATATAATGCGCCTTCAGATAGCCGTGCGTGTGCAGAACATGACAGCATACAAGTTTGCAAAAGCATTGTATTTTGAACAAGAGGCTGTGATGCGGTGTTATGGCCCAGAGTTAGCAGATTATTATTTAATGTCGAGGTTAAGTTATGGCAGCAGTATTTAGAAGGCCTAAAATGCCAGGTGAAAGTGAAGCCGCCAGAAAAGCAAGAGAGCGTGCAGAGCAGCGTGCAGAAGCAGCGGAATCACGCGAGGCAGCTGGCGTAGCTGGTCGCGTTAGAGCGCGGAGAACTGGTGGATTGCGTATGTTATTCTCGCCGGCCAGACAAGAAGGGCCACAGCCACAAAAAACTAAACTTGGAGGCGGCGAATGACTAAAATTAAAGACGATCACAGAGTTCATCAGAAAAATCGTCCTGATCCAGTTCGCGCTAGAAATGAAGATGGCACATTGAAGGGTGATGATCCAACAACGCCAGAAACCAATGAAGCGTGGGAAGGCGGTGTAGCTCCTAAAAAGGAAAAAGCAAATGCCAAAAAAAGTGGAAAGAAAGCTGCTTCTAAGAGCTGAAAAACTAGGTCTTAAAGGTGAGCGTAAAAAAGCATATGTGTTTGGCACAATGCGGCGTATTGAAAAAGCTAGGAGTAAATAATGGCTGTTCTTGATAAAGATGTTGGTCTTGTTACAAAAGACATTACTGCCCAAAATACATTTAGTGATGGGCTGTATGTAGTAGGCGATTTTAATCTATCAATTTCTGGTACATTTGTTGCCACTGTTACAGTGCAGCGTAGTTTTGACCAGGGCAGCACATGGCGCGATGTTGATACATTTACCGCACCGATTGAAACAGCTGGTTCTGATCCAGAGCCAGTAGTTGTATATCGCGCTGGCGTTAAAACTGGCGAATTTACATCAGGTACGGTTTCTATTCGCATTGGTCGCTAGGAGATATCAATGGTCGCCAAGAGATATCAAAATCCAAAAGGCGGTTTGAATGAAGCTGGCCGTAAATTCTTCAAGCGTAAAGAAGGCGCTAATCTGAAAAAACCAGTGAAAGCTGGCGACAATCCCCGCCGTGCGTCCTTCCTGGCTCGAATGGCAGGGAACCCTGGGCCGGAGCGTGACGCAAAAGGTAGACCCACCCGTTTGCTCTTGTCGCTCCGAGCCTGGGGTGCTTCCTCTAAAGGGGATGCTAGAAAAAAAGCTGCCTCTATAAGCAAGAGAAATGAGAGCAAAAATGCCTAAATTAGCAATCAAAGAAATTATGGGGCGTGAAGCCAAAGCGCAATCCAGGAAAGATGAATGGCGCTCTATCTATGAAGATTGTTATGAATACGCTTTGCCGCAGCGTAATCTGTATTCTGGTTATTATGAAGGCCGCGTAGCCGGCAAATCAAAGATGGCCAGAGTGTTTGACTCTACAGCCATACACGCGACTCAGCGCTTTGCTAATCGTTTACAAGCTGGTTTGTTTCCACCATACAAAATGTGGTGTCGGCTAGAGCCAGGTTCAGCAATCCCAGAAGAAAGCCAGCTGGCAGCTCAAGAGGCTCTTGATAAGTTTAATGTGCGTATGTTTGAGACATTGCGCCAGACAAACTTTGATCTGGCTATGGGCGAGTTCTTGCTCGATCTGGCTGTTGGTACAGCTGTAATGATGATTACCCCTGGTGATGAAGCTACACCAATACGGTTTACCTCTATCCCACAATATCTCGTTGCTTTTGAAGAAGGCAGCTATGGCAATGTGGATAATGTATATCGCAAGTTGCGGATCAAAGCAGAAGCTATCCAGCGTGAGTTTCCAGATGTAACAATTACGCCAGATTTACAGGATGCGATTGACCGTAAGCCGGAAGAAGAACTTGATCTATTTGATGCCGTTATCTTTGACCAGGACTCAGGGCGATATCACTATCATGTGATCTGGCCTTCTAAACGCCAAGAGCTTGTGTATCGTGAGATGCGCTCTAGCCCATTTATTGTTGCCCGTTACATGAAAGTGGCCGGCGAAGTATATGGTCGTGGCCCACTGGTAACAGCTATCAGCGATATCAAAACGCTCAACAAGACTCTGGAACTGGTGTTGAAGAACGCAAGTCTAGCTATTGCTGGCGTTTACCTGGCAGCTGATGATGGTGTTTTGAATCCACAGAACATTAAGATTCAGCCTGGTGCGGTTATTTCTGTTGCCAGGACAGGTGGGCCGCAAGGTGCATCACTAGCGCCAATGCCGAAATCTGGCGATTTCAATACCAGTCAGATTGTCATTCAAGACCTAAGAATGAATATTAAGAAAATAATGATGGACGACACGCTGCCGCCTGATAATATGTCGGCTCGGTCAGCCACGGAAATCGCAGAGCGTACCCGTGAGCTGGCCACGAATTTAGGTAGTGCCTTTGGTCGCCTCATCACAGAAACAATGGTTCCCATTGTAAGCCGCATTTTGTTTGTGCTGGATCAGCAAGGTCTGATTGATCTGCCGCTA